CCTGAGACAGCCGTGAGGTTCGTTTTGTCGCTAGGGGATAGCCAGGTGGTCTCAAGGTAGTTCTTAGTGACAGCGTCCTGAGCATCCACAGGGTCAGCCATTGACCTGATTTTCTTACTGTCGGCACCCCAGTGGCCCGTCGCATCCAGGTTAATTTTACCTGCCGCGTCATCCGCCGTTTCCTGTGCGGAATAGAGTAGCTGATTGATCTCAGTGTTTAGATCGGTTGCCTTTAGCGTGGAGCTATTGCTGAAGACAACTGACGGCGTGGTAATCGGCGTATTACGCTCCACCTTAATCGCGACACCGCTCGCGACTGCTGAGTTATCTGATGTTTTCTTGATCTGGACAGTGGTGCCACCAGTTTGGATCGTTGCCGTATATAGGCTCCCACCAGCAGCGGTGGAAACTCCATCAACATAGAAAACTAGGTGACTTTCATTGATGTAACTGAAGGGAATGTTAAAAACTAATGTGCTTCCATCCCCTGTGTAAGTGATGTCAGCAAAAGCCATCTATTGTCGTCCTTTAATCATTTGTTCCAGATTGAAATTCTTTCGCGACCTGAGTAGGTCTCTGCGATCCTCAAGGTCGTCCTTGATTGCGTTTGTGAACGCCTTTGAGCCGGAAGGAGCATTATTGCGCCTGCCTTCGATCCTAAGTTGTGCCTTTGCGGCGTCTCTGTAGTATTGGAATATCCGGCCAATCGTCATGGCCCTTGGGGTGTCTGGGTTATCCCTGTCGCCTGGTGGCAGATGCTGTAGTCGAGGGATCACTTGCTCTAGCCGCTGCCTGAGTGTCAGCCCGCCTAGCTTTATAGTCCCCGTCATCTCTACATATTTATCGTAGACAGACTGACCTTTTGCGTACTCGACTCGTGAGAAATCGGTCAGAGTGCCAATGCGACGATCTTGTGGCGGACTAAAGTTCTTACCCGTGAGATACGCAAGATCAGCGAGTTCTTTTAGGACTATGTCGTTGGGGTCTGAGGTGCTGGCAGTAAACGGGTTCCACTTGTCCTGCCCCCGGTAAACCATCTCACCCAACTGGTTCCGCTTGGGGTCAGAGAACTCATCGATGCCAACAGCGGCAAAGCGGTTTTTCAGTCCATCCATAATTTCGCGGGTCTCGCGGAATACAGGATCACCGTCTAGTTGCCCGATAGCTGCCGGGGTATACGACGACAATGTAGAGCTTAGAAACCGCGCCATGTTTTTATCCGGTGCGGTAATTGCGCCCATCATGTCCGACAGTCCGCGTAGATAAGTTTTATTGACGGAGTTCTCTGCAACTGACTGAAAAAGACCAAGAGCGACATCAATTAAAAGGTCTTCTTCGCCCTTTTTGCCTTCTAGTTCGGCCTCATTCCACACCTCGACCATGTCAGCGGCCACGCCTAAGAAGTTTGAAAATGGGTCATATCGCTGGTAGCTGACGTAGCTTTTTGACCCATCGTCGTTAGTGATAACGAATGAGTAGGGCCTCCATCCTGTCGCCATCCATGCCGCTCTGGTTTTCGGGTTGCTTGGCCCTGATCCGGTAATCATCCCGAAAGTCGCCAAGAAACCTGCGGCAGTAATTACTGCCCAGCCCGTAGCCTGTTTACCCCTTGCCTGCGCTCTAACGGAGGGATCAAGACTATTCAGGTCAGCCTGCATTTTCTTGCTACGCTTATTGAGTATAGGTGTCCTCCGACCGGCAGCAAATAACAGGTTGGTAGGGGTTTTTACAAATGGAAGGACAAATCTGACCCCTGGATATCGCACTGCTAATTGCTGAATTTGTGCAGCAAAACCTTCAAGCTCAGTAGTGAACGTGGCTTCTCTAGCTGTGTCCAGTGCTGCTTTGGAGATATTTACCTGATCTGCATTCTCGGCAATGAAATCATCCAGCGCCTTACCATCCAATCCCTTGGCGATACCTTCTTCCTGAAGCGCCATTCTAAATGCGCCTTCATCAAGCGCCGCCGCAGCGCCTTCAGGGTCAAACGCACGTTTCTCCGCGTTTGATATCCATTTTGTCAGTGCATCTCCATTTAGTCCTTTTTCTCTGCCGGCAACCCAGAGGTCAGCCTTTAGCTTGCCTCTGTATGTCGCCTGCTTAAAGAATTCATCGGAGAACAGGAGTAGGCGCGATGGCAGGGTAGCTAACAAGTTACCAGCGCCGCGAATGCTTCGCCCATCCTTGCCCACTAAAGACATCTTCTGACCACCGAAGGGATTATTGTCTATTTCAAGTTTCCCTCCGACAGCATCCAAGATTGATTGGTCTTGCCTCGCAGCAAACGCCGCCATCCTTATAGACTCCAAAGCTGAACCGTAGGTGTAACCGAGTTGTTTCACACCCCTGATCATCTCTGCGCGGTTACCCGACAAGGCCCCACCAACAGTCTGTTCCATCATGAGAATGTGCGCGTTCATAAAGTTGGACACGCCATTGATGATTTGAGTGTTAGGTCCCGACAGCATCATGTTGATGCGGAACGTGTTCAGCTTGTCCCACTTGGAACCAATATCCCTTGCGCTTGGTGCGCCCTTACCAAGCAGTGCTGCTGCTTCCACATCAGCAAAATATGCGGTTAGCGCAGAACGAGTGCTTCCCTGTCTATTCCGCAGAGCATCATCAAGCGCCCCACCACGTTTGTGGATCATTTTCATGGCGTTGAGTGTGCGGCCCATGGCCGTCCTCTGACCCTGGAATGATGCTTCTAGGTTAGCGTACAGTCCTGTCAGGTGATCCATGTCCAATTCAAATAATTCTGGGGAATCCCAACCTAACTCTTTAAGGCCGTTTGCGTCTATTTTCCCTTCGTTGTATTTCTTCCAGATAGGAGCAACAGATGTCACCTCCGCGCCTAGTGCATCTACAAACCTTCTTTTGGCTTGCAGGGAAGCAGTTAGGGCGTTCCATCTTGGGAGACCAGATGCATCTTTGGGGATGTCGTCAAACTCTCGGCGTAGCTTATCCCAATCGCCCTTAAATAACTTACTGAGGTGACTGATGTGCCCGTTCATTTGTTTTTCAACAGTTGACCACCGCTGAACCTCCCCGCCTTTAATAGCGAGAAATTCTTTTTGTAGCGTACTGTCGTCTTTACCAACGGTAGCTATGATGTCTTGAATGTCTTCAGGGTCTGTAACGTATCGTAAATTCCTAGCGAGGTTGCCGGGGAGCGGTAGATCACCCGCCTCCATCCTTTTCGCGGTGCCGGTCAGGATGCGATCCACGACTTCTCTGAACACAGGAAAGTGACGGCTCTTTGGATCACTTATGGTGTCATGGTAGGGAGAATACTGATCTGCTTCCCTTGCGGCGTCACGGCTCCGCGCTGCGGCTTCTTCAGGGGTCAGGGGGAATAGCTCTGCTTGATCTGCGTCCTGCTTAACTACAGGGGGTAACGTGTTTACGCCCTCCTCAGCTTCTCTGGCTGACACTTCATCCAGCTTGCCTTCGACACCCTTCTGGATGTCTTCAGCGCCTTCTGCCCCAAGCTCCTTGGCTTTCTGATTGTCTCCTCGTTTTAGGTAACCAGCGGCCCTAACGACCTTAATGATACCTTCGACCGCCAGCCCTAAGCCAGCGCCTTCAATAGAGTTACGCAGTCTGTTCTGGAGATCAGTGTCATCTGGGTTAGTCATAAGTTGGCGGGTAGCCCAAGTGTCTACACCGGCATCCTGTAGGAAGTCCGAGAGGTTTCCCTCTTTACCCTCGAAGCTGGCAAAGTCAGCGACAGCACCGCGTGTCAACCCTGATATAGCCGCTTGTTTACCTGCGGATAGCCCTGAGAACAGCTTACCTGCCTTAAAGAACTTACCTACACCGACGAAGCCTGCGGCGAACTGCGCCACCCCTTCGACTGCCTTGCCTGTGAAAGTATCTGGGCGTTCAGCGCCAAAAGCGTCTGCTATCTTGTACTGTTTGCCAGCCTCTTGAAGCGCCCGCATTTCGTCACCGCTTAGGTACTTGATGTCGAACTCACCATTCTCATCGTAGAACGTGAGGTCGCCAGTGTACCTGCTGATCAGATCGCCGGTCGCATCGGCAGACCTGAGTACACCAGAGTAAATAGCGCCGGGTATCTCTTCGACGTTGTCCCAGAACCCACCGCCGTCATCTGTTTCTTCAGGTGCGCTAGTGGTGCCTTGGCGTTGCCCTAAGTATTGGGCTGCACTGCCTGCGCCGTGAATACTCTCAAATACACTTCTGTTTTCAGATGGATTTTCTTTAAGAAACTCAATAGCCTCTGCTGTTGGACCTGCCATCAGTCTTCAGACTCTTCAACTTCAGCGATGTAGCCCATCACCTGTCTGGATATTTCCTCAAACAAGTCATCTGTTCCTGTGATCCCAGCCATGGTCTGCGGTAGTTCAAAGAAATCTCTCAGAACCGCTTTGATTCTCTCAGGGTCAGTTGCAGATCGCTCTGTTCCGGGTATTGGTGTTTCCGTTACTTCTCTGGTCCGTCGATTGAAACTCCTTTGAGTTTCCTGAGTGTCACGCAGATCAAGTATTTCATCCGCCACCGCCCTTATTTGTGCCTCATCCAAAGTAATACCAGTTACCCTCTGTCGGCTTTGCGCGGCATCTGATGTACTGCTTAACGATGAACGTGCTGTGTTGGCTTCGGTGATGATCTGCTCTGGTCGAATAGTACGGTCAAATGCTCTTATCTTTCGGCGATCCCGCGCTTCGGCGGCTGCTTTCATCGGTGCGTCACCAACTAGGCGGCTGTAATCACCGACAACAGGCCGTGCATCAGGGTCTGGAGTTGCGGTCGGCGCTGGTGTCGCGGCTGGTGTCCGGGTTGGTGGCTGCGGTGGCTGGGTAGGTTCGGGGACCGCTTTAGCACGAACAAGCATCTCATACACTGCACTTCGCGGCACACCATTTTTCAGTGTAGGCTGAAACCAAGGACTAGTGCGATCTGGCGTACCATCGGGCAATAGTCTCATTTCATTACCCACAATCAGTTCACCATTAGCGTTTCTAGCATTAGGCCCAAGTGAAGCCAGCCTCAGCGGTTCGTCTTCTTCCATGACCTGCTGTAACGCCGCAGCCCTGATGGCCTGAGTAAGTTTCGCCACGCTGCTAGTGTCGTTGATGTCATATTGAATTCCGTCAAACTTACCTTTGTTTTCTTGCACTTGTAGTGTAAGTTCATTCATTCGATCTTTGACTACCAAGCCCGTACCGGAGGGGTTGCCAAAGGCATTTTCGCCAAACACTTTTGGTACAGCTTTGTTAACAGCGATAGCAGATGTGAAACTCTTTTCACCTTTATAAACTGAGACTGCCATACTAACGGCACGGTCTAAATCTTGTGGCTGTCCAACATTTTGAACCGCACGCGCTGCCGCCATATTTGGATCAGTTATGCCACTGTCTTTTAGGCGTTCAATTTCCCTCTGTATATTTATGTAGGCTTCAATCCGCTTCGGCCCCGACCTCTCTTCACGCGCATCGCTTTTTGTCTTCATATCCTGCCACGCTTCTATACGCCGCATTAAATCTGAATCACTGTGTTGGCCTGAACCAGCGATGTTCTTGGCTCTCCATTCTCGTATAACGATGGCTGGGTCATCGGTGACCCCGACCTTAGACAGTGTGTTCCCAAAATCTATAGAAGCCTGATCTTTGGCATAAGCAAGTCTCTGTTTCTTACGATTCCAGCTTTTGAAACCCTCATCAGATATATTTGTTGCAGCTTTCTTTATGTTCTCACGTTCAATCGGTGTTAATCCAAAAGATGCGCCGTTAGCATTAGGGATCATTAGCTGCCCTGTATCAGCCAGTCTGATCAACTCACTGAGGATATCTGGATCATTCTGCGCCTCTGCTGATGCCATCAGATTCTTTAACAGAGTTTCCTTCATTACAGCGCCGCCGACTCCGGGCATCTTTTGAGTATGCAAGAACGCTTCTTGTACTTTTTGTGTACTATTTAAGCGTGTGTCCCTGAGAGTTGTGTCTATAAGTTTCCCTGTGACGTTAACCATCGCGTCAGTTTTTATCTTGCGGCTTTTAGCGGCACCCTCTGCATAAGCCTGCGGCAGAAACTGGTTCAGTTGCTTATTGAAGCCGCCAATGAAGAACTGATTGTCTCCAAGTGAGCCAACCTTCTGCCCAACTTTCTCTTGGAAAAACTTTAGATAATCTGGCGGCTGTGGGACGCCATTGGCATCGAATGTCGGGTCCAGTGCATCAAATTCTTCTTTTAACGCTGTAGTGAAGTTGATTGCGTTCACTTCTCCAGCTTTAGCGTCATAGGCCATTTGAAACTGATAGGACTGCGAGGGGTGTACATCTGCACCCATTTTCGACAGGCGGGGGTCTTTAGCCATGGCTGCCATGGCTGCTTTAGTCCCTAGCGTTTGTTGTTCCTTGTTCCACTTCTCTTCACGGGCATCATTCTCGCGCTTGGCTACATTAAGTGACTTTTCCAGTGCCCTCAGTCCATCAGACTTTTCACCTGGCTGAACGACGACGCCAGTTTTGCTCTGGTAAAAAGTGTCTACAGGGGACAGTAGGTTGCGCTGAATTCGGGTTGCGGGTGCGTCTACTTTTTGTCTAGCCATTTATGATGTCCCAAACACTTTCTTGTACCCGCCCTGTCCTTCGACGTAGGTATTACCTGCACTGGCAATACTGAGCGCGGCACCTACAGGTGAAGGACCTGACTTGTATGCGTCTGGCCTGTTGTCCTCTATGCGCTGCGCTTCTTGAGCTTTGATCCCCAGTACATTTGATTCTAACTGGCTCAAATTCTGTGACATCTCAGATTGGCTTGCCATTGTGTTCCTGTAGTTGATCCCTGCAAT